TTTTTTTTGCTTCTCTATATAAAAACAAAATTTTGTTTTTACAAATATCATCACCATATTTCCATAAACGATAATTGTTACCACAACCTTTACAGAATAATGAAAACAATGGTAACATATCAGGGATTCCAAAGAATTCTATTGGTTTATTTAATAGTTCTTTAAAGGTGCCAAATTCATTTTGCATACCAGGTAATAACGAATATGCCTCAGCAACACAAATCATATGTAATCTTTGATAAAAATATAAGAATGTTTGATTACAACCAACTCTCATACATTCACCGATTCTTGAATATGCAGCATCAACATCTTGTTTATACCCAACACATGGCAAACTTAAATTTACTTCTTTACTTTTTTTAATTTGAGGATACATTGTTACACCATTAAAAGATAATTGTGATACAAATTCCATAAAGGTTGATTGACAATTTGTTTTTCTTTCACTATCATTAAACCCATGTAATCTCATCATAATTTTATGTAAAACTCTAAATTTTTCAAAATCACATTCATCTTCATAAAGAATAACCATTACATAATCATCAGAATGCTCAAGATGTTCCATAAAAAATCTTTTTTCAGGGTAAATTTTTTTCCAAATTTTATATGTGTAGTTTGCACAACAAACTGCTTTGTATGATGATGCATAATTAAACATGCCTTGAAGGAAATTTTGTGTACTATGGAATCTTCCTTTTTGTTTTACTTCTAATGTTGTTAAATATTTTAATTTTTCAACCAAAGTTTTATATTTCAATAACGTTGGGGGAATGACTTTATTAAATATATCAATTGGTACTTGAATATCTTTTTCACTCCATGAGTTAAATGTTGCAAGAAGTAGCTGATATAACATTGGTGGTATTTGGTCTTTTAATCCCATTGTCATGCTTAAAAAAGAACCCATTGTTTCAGCAGCAGACCATTTTGTACAATCACCATTAACATATTTTAATTTCAATTTTTCACTCAATGGGTTTGACATAAATATCCTATCTAGCATTCTTTGCATTTCAAGTATCTTTTTATCACCAGGTATTGATATTGCTTCATTTGGACTATTTTCTGACATTTTTTTAAAAAAATTCTCAGTACATCTGGCTAATCCTTTGGCACCAATATTTATAACATAAAACTCCCTTTTTGAACCATATTGTGCTTTAATACAAATATCTGCAACAACATGACCATCATCATTTTTTATAAATTTATTTGCTAAATCAATTGTTCTTTGCAATTTTAAATCTTCCATCATATTATCTAATACTGTTTCAATCACTTTTTGTCTTGGTTTCATCTCTGAATAATATTTACTATGAGTTTTTAAATAATAATGTTTTATGTCATTTTTGTTATTTTCAAATTCTTCTTCTGTTAAAAATTCTCTCATTTTTTTCATATGTTTACCAATCTGTCTACTTGACAATTTTTCAGATTCAATTATTTCCCTTTCAATATCATTTATTACTGCTTTTGTACTTATTAACTCACCAATTGGTTCATTATTTATCTCATCCACAAATCTTTTGATATTTGGCTTCTCTAATCCAACTGTATATTTAACTGATTTATATATAATTGGCCCAGAAAATCCAATTTTTGTATTTCTCATTAAATACTTATATATTTCTTCCCAATCAGACAAATTACCATATTTTATTTCATTAGGTAAAGAATCATATTCATTTTGGAATGTCACAATCACGTCCATTGCTTTTATTTGTTCATGAAATATGTTTGATGGTTCTTTCATTGTATGTACATATATAAATGCTTCATCTAGTATTTCTGAAACATCTAATAATAAATAATTACCCCATAAAGATGGTAATTGAATTTCACCACCAATTGATGTATTTGCCCTTATACCACCATGATATTCTGGTCTCTTTAATTTAATATTTTCATTGTTGACATGATTGAATAAAATATGTAGTCTTGTCAATAATCTATTAACAATCCAAACTTCAAAAGAAGTTCTGTATGGTGGTCCAAATTTTTCGACCAATAATTTATTTATATTTGTATGTGTAGCAAAAGCAGACATATATGCATACCTTGCATCCATTAAAAATTCTGCAATTTTTTGATTTGTACTTAAAGAAATAATAGCTCTCAATGCAAAGATATATTCATATTTTTTTGGAATAACAACAGATTCGTAGTTGTTGTTTGATAACATACTATTCATTGTTGAAGATAAAACAGAATAATATGAGTCTCTCATGTGTGTC